CATTTGCCCATAACGCTAATGTTTTAGTAATATCATTGATGTCGGCTGATTTAGTTACATATTCTTTTTTAGGAGAAGCGAATGCCATACAATCACGTCTAGTTTCACATATTTCAGTAGTAATATAATTGATTAAGCCTTCACCATAATCCCCACCATTAGCTTTACCCTGTATTAGATAATCGACCTCAATTTTGTCTTTATCTTTGAATAAATCATATCCCTCCATAAGAGTATTAAGGGCAATATTATCCTCTGTAATAGTATCGGAACCATTGCCTAGAAAAGCAGTATATGGTAGAGTGTTTAAATTAGACATTTCAGATGGCTTAGTAATACTAATACCTGATCTGTGATTAGCCCACCATACATAACTATTATTTAATGAATTATTAATATTAATATGATAATTCGCACCATAGGCCGCTTTTTTATTTTGTGGAACAAATTTAAGATCAGCCCTAGTTCCCTCAGATTTAAAGACAACATTATTATTTTTATCTGCTATTACAGTATATATTTTATCATTAACGTAATATGTATCGGCCCCTGTTCCTCTTTTTAATTGAGAAGTAGAAGGATCGGTATCCGATGCTGGTGGTAATACGGCAGGGAATGCTCTATTCGCTGGATTAGGATTACCCCCCTGAAATTCCCAATTACGCAGCATAACCGCTGCCTGAGTAGTTCCAGATAATCTGAAAATCCCCCCATTAACTATGATTGTAGATGTTGGACGAGTCCAAGTAGTTTCAAAAGTTAATACTACGTTTGCGCCAACAACTTGTTTTGATGCAATCAAATTAAATTGGGCGGGAAATCCATCAGTTTTACCAGCCGCAGATGGTCTAACTTCTAGAGATAACACGTCTCTATATGCAAACGCGGCCGCCAGAGTTACAGCCGCAGTATTACTAGCAGTAACAACGTTTGCACTTTTACTACCCTGAACGAACATTACGTTTGCAGAAGCAGCAGAGAATTTTGCATTTAAGTTTTGGACATAAGCATTAGCACTATCACACATGCTTATTCTAAATCCATTTGAAGTATTGCCACTGGTTCTAGCTACCCATAACACATTGGTATCTGTAGTATACCCATTATCAGTAATTTTACTTCTCCATTGACTATCATCAAGAATAGTTCTTCCATCAGCATTAGTTGTGGTATAATTAGTAATACTGAAAGATTCTTGATTAGACACGGAAACTGGTCTATATGTTAGATTAACAGTTAATGTAGAAGAGGAATTGGACTGATTATTAGCTGTAATATTCATAAATCCTTCTGAACTGATTGGAAAATCAGAAGAAGAATAAATGCCATTATTTACTAATGATAATGCAGTAATTTCACCATTAGAATTAGTAGTAACACTAACGTTTGCCGCAGTATATGTAGTTCCACCAATAATGTTAATTATATTTGAATTTGAAAATGTTCCTGACTGAGTATTTAATGTAATAGTATCAATTTCGGTTGTAGTTTTAGCATAGGCATTCAACGGATTATTATTAGCAACACGAACAACATACATTCTATCAGAATACCCTAGATATTGGGCAGCGGTGAAATATGTTTCGTCATTACCACCATCAGGTGTTCCGAAAACATCAGATAAATGCTTTTCATTTTTGATCATAGTTGGTTCCCCAATTGGGCCTTGTGCGAACACACCAACGATAGCCCCAATTGGTCTACGTCTTTCTCCGGTAGGGACTCGGGTTAAATCAAATTCTCTAACTTCGATTCCAGGGCTTAAAAGATTAATTGCCATACATAATTCTCCATTTAAATCTCTAATATTATTTTTATTTAGTTAATATGGCATTTTGATATGATTAATCGTATCTTAAAAATCTCTCAAATTCAGAATAACTTAATTCTCTAATTTCATCAGAATAATCATATTCTTCGGCCGAGGAAATCATAGGTAATAAATCTTCATCTATTAATTGAAAATTCTCACTAACTAATCTTTCTCTAACATTTGTATCAGTCCAATCTTTAAAATATGGCTGTTGCACTAACCATGCAAATAATACACAACACATTGCTAAATCATCATGATGACCTTCTGCCGCCTGATAACTTTCCCCTACTTCAATGAAATTATAGAATTCATCCTTAACCTGTTCATCTACCATTAATAATTTATCATTTTCTATTAATGATTTCAAGTTAGTGCAACCAATTCTTTTTACTAATTTAGTTGTTCTTACACCAACAGCAGGTTTCATTCCAAAGCCACTACTCATGGATTGACCCGCACGACCTTTGAATTGTGAGAAAATCATATTTTCATATTCCATTTCTCGATATAAAATATCCGCTACCTGTTGTCCGTTATCATTCACTTCAACACAAATATATGCATCATTAAATGACTTGGCAAATTGATAAATTATATTAGGAAATAATAATGGAGATATAGTATTATTCTTATATCTACCCACAATTTTATATGGAATTTCTGTTACATCAAATATTACGAATGCACAATAATCCCCACCAACCCCACGGGCAGTATCCACAACTATAATGTATAATCGTTTTCGATTTTCTTTTTTAGATGGATCAACATATATTGCCATATCCATATCTTCTTTAATTGGAATTTCTGTAGGAATATTTTGTAATTTTTCCGATGCAATTAATGTATTCTGTGACCCAAGAAATTCCACTCCATATTCCTGATTGAATTGCATTTGCGATGAATTTCTAATGGTTTCTTGTTGCCATTTTTCATCTCTACCAGGAACCATTGACCAATGAACAGATATAGGAACAAATGAATTTTTATTATTTTCGGCATCAATCCAAATTCTATAAAATCTATTCATACCATTAGGAGTTGATGTAATGATCATTTTAGTTTCATCACCTGCTGAAATAGTAGGTAATACTGTGGCGAAGAATTCATTTTGAATATTTTCAGGAACGAACGCAAACTCATCAAGATAGACGCAATTATGCACATTTATACCATTACACAAAAATTCATTATTGTCTTCTACTTCTAAAATATCATAAACAATATCATCTTCTATTTCAGTTATGTATTTTGGTTTAGAATATCCTATATTAGTTGAAACGTTCAAATCCCAACAATATTGAGCTTCTATCCAACCATATTCTGTTAGTATTTTATGGTCTGGCGTGCATTTTATTTTATAATCATTAATTAATTCTAATTCTATTAATTTTTTAGATTCGATTTTTCTTATTCCATGAAAAGTTTTAAATCCGTCTCTAGTAAGAATTTCAATTTCCTCAGAAATATTTTTATTATCTTCATCTTTTTTTATTCTAGAGATATAATGAAATATATTTTTTCTATAAACATTATCAATATTTTTCCATAATACATCACTATTGGACGATTTTATTTCTTCAGAAAATTCCATGAGTTCATATAATTGTTTTATTGATATATCACATATAGTGCCATTTAATTTAATAGTGATATTAGAATCGCCGGTAACGCAATTATAAGTTTTTCCTCTGACGCTATTTCCTGATGTTGCAGATGCCTCTATCTTTGATCCATTCTCTAATATAATATTACCTTTGTTCCATTCAACTATACCTTGTTGAAGCCATTTAGGTAAATGTTCATATGAGAATTGTAACCTACTTAGAATTTCCCTGGCCTGTGAAGACTTGTGGGCCAGAACTGCAATAGAGTAATTCTCATGGAAAAGAATATACCATAATAATACCGCAACAACTGTCTGAGTTTTACCTGACTGTCTAGGAATTTTACATATAGTAAATCTACAATTAACAAAAGTATCAACCATTTCCTCCTGGAAATCCCATAATGTAAATGGCGTTAGTCCTTTATTTAATGTAATAATTTTAATATATTTCTTAATAAAATATTTTGGATCAACCATACATTTTTTAAATTCATCCAGTTGTTTCTTAGTATAATTTACTGGAACATTTACTTTTTTTAATCGTTGATTTCCTAGATAAAATACATTCTTATCAATAATAGTTGTCATTATTATTCCTCAGATTTTTCATTAGATTCGTCATCAGATTCTTCATCATGTTCTATGGTTTTTTGTTGTGGATTAATAGCCTGCAATAAATCCTTAGTGCTACCAACAAAAATATTGTTATTATTTATTTTACGATTGTCATTATTGACATTAGTTGATTTCTCTCTAATATTGATATCAACTAATATTTTATTTGAATCTACCAATGTTCTAATAAGATTAGCTAATACTTCATATGCTCTTGGATGTTCAGATTGTCTTGCTACGTCTATAAGATCATCCAGAGAGTTAGACCCTTTCATGATAATATCTTTAATGTTAAATTTTGCCTGCTCAATATCAGCATATTCCTCATTGGCACCAGGAATATTTAATTTTCTAGATAATTGGGTAGGTGTTATATTTAAAATTCTAGATAATTTATCTTTATCATTCTTTTTTTCATCATCTTTTTCATTATCGTCTTTTTTACTATCGTCAGACATTTATATTCTCACTAATCATTATATTCAGATATATCTATGCTTATACCATAATCATCTGTTGATTTAATATATTCAATTGGTATAGACAATTCACTATTAGATGTTGGAGAACCATTAGCCAATAATCCAGGGGTTATTGTAATAGTAGAATCTATAGCAGTATTTACTATTACATTAGTAACATCAGCCCGTCTTAATGACGTAGATGAAATTATAGTATTAGTAGAATTAAAGTTGCCTGATACATTACCAACTTGAATATATGATTCAGTAGAATATTCAACTACACCTTTACCAGTTATACGTTTACCATTTGTTTGATAAATTAAATCGCCTTGAAGGAATGCAGGATTATTATTTGATGTAACATATAAATCTACAAATGTTCCGCCCATTTTAGAAAGATTAATAGTTGTTCTTTTAATCATTCCAACATTACGAATTGGTCCACATAACCATGCCTTCATGACAAATTGTATAGTATTAACAATATATCTTGGAGTTTCCATTGATCCTTCATAACGATCGCCCATAACAACATTTTGTAATACTACTGGAATATCCATAGCTAAATCTAAATCAGGTATTAATATAATAGATGATGTCCATTCTGGGGCAAAATAAGGTAATATTTGTTCTACTACCTGTAAATTATCTTCTACATTTTTAGAATACACACTTAATGAAAATGTAATGTTATATGGTATCAACGTATGAACATAATTATATTCATTACTATTAATTGGATTCTGTATAGCTATTTTTTGTTGGTTATTTAATTTTCTAGATGCATCATATGACGTTGCAGTTATTTCAAATGAAATTCTGGGAAGTGTTATAGCTATAGAACGTTCAGCTTTTAAATCTTCCTCCATTCTAGCAATAAATTTTTGCTTTGGTCCATATGCTATAGGAACAGTTATTGATTGTATTAAAGACCCATCATTATCCCTACGTTCAATGACAATATCATTAAATAATGATCCAAAATATATTACATATTTTTTCAATAGAGTATGATAATAATAATTATTTGTTAACATTATACGTTTCCAAATGGGTTAGTGACTGAGAAATCAGTAATTAGATCAGATTCAGTCTGAATAATAATATTCTGAAAATTACGTTCTTGTCTATATTCTGTATTATATTCCATTTCAATAACTTTATCATCCTCTGTTTCCAATTCTATTCCTAATTCTGTGAGAATAGAAGTTGGGCCAGTATTAGCCAATGAGAATTTATTAATCGTATTATCAATTTCTGGAATACCAGTATCAATTCTCTCTGATGAGAATTCAAACAATTCACATTTAAGTAGAAATACATAATTCTTACCTAATGTAAAAAATGGTGTTGTAGTGTTAACATATTTGATTTCAAAATAACTGCCAGTAGTGGGGAAATAAATAATATCCCCTTCCATTGGTCTTACATTATTTTCATGATTTCCAATTTCTTCCATATATCTTCTTTTTGATATATTAAATGACATACTATCTCTTATTTCAAATCCAAATTTAGTAATCATATCTCCCTGACCACCAAATCCTGTTGTTTCCACAACGTAACCTTCTAGAGTATATGCTCTATCAAATAATGAAATTAAATCTTCCTTGAAGATATCATCTAATTTTACTAATGTTCTTGGTAAATATTTTAATTCTAAACCATGTATTTGAATAGACTCTACTACTAAGTCTTCAACTAAATCTTGTTCCTGTTTATATGATTTATCAAAATAAAAATTTACCGCCATTCATATTATCCTAATAGATACGCAGTAGGTAATGAATATGAATTAATCATTTCTGACTCTAATTCGGAAATTTCGCCTTTAGCTTCAGATAAAATTCTTTGTCCATCAAATGTAATTCCCCCCATTAACTGAATACCAGTATACTTAGTTAGGTTGATACCCCATTGTTCCTTTATCAATGCCGTGGCATAATGAGATAACCACCTATCTCCCCAGGCATCAGTATAAACATCTGGGTCTACTATCTGATAGGCTTCCACAACGATGTAATCGCCAGTATTTAGCTTTTCCCAATTCATATCAATATACAATCTATTGATATGACGATTATATCTAATAGGTTGTTTACCTATGATTATTTCTTCAAATAGTCTAACCTTACTCATCATCGTATAATAAGGAACTAGGGATTCATTAGTATAATGATACATGTCATTAAGGGCCATCTGATATCTAACATCAAACATATTGACACTACTAATAGCACTACCAATATCAAAAATATTAATAACACCCATTATATTTTCAGGAATAGTTAAATATTTATTATCTTTATCAGTCTGAGTTACAATATATTTGAGGAACATTTTTTCAGTTCCATCAAAATGATAATCATAATAATATTTTAATGATTCATCAATTCTATCTTCTATTTGTTCATCGGCAACATTTATTTTAGTTACAGGCGATCCTAATTTTCTAAGGCAATATTCTTTAAATTGTTCTCTTGTAGTAGGAATTGCCATATTAATCTTGCTCCGGTTTTAGATATATTACATATTCTTTTCTATCTTGCAATTTAACAAGAATTTCTATATCCTTTATATATACGTTATATTCTTTTTTAGATTCCAATCTAACTAACGGCATATTAATACGATACTTGTGGATTAATAGTAATGAATCCTTCTACTGCTCTAGATACAACATTTGATGAGGATGTTAATTTAAAATCATAAACATATTTGTCTTTATATGACATATTATTAGTTTGAAGAGACGTTAATGTTCCTCGCATAATACCATTTGAAAAAGTATTAACTTGAAATGATACTGGGGTATTAGCAGAAATAAATTTTCTAGCTTTACCTACCCCAGTATATGTGCTAAGATTAATAGTATTATTAGCAGAATCTTTAATGAGAAAATCTACTTCAAAAGTTGCACCTTGATCAACTATTAAATTTACTGAGTCTGCCATAGAAATTCTCCTAGTTATTCATCATCGTTATCCAATTTACCCCATCTGACTGAAGCATTGAAAATTTTCCTGATGAATTAGTAAGAATTGAATTTGCGCCAGTATTAGAACCAATAGGTTTAATATTAGTGGATGTGCTATTGATTGCCATCGCAGCTAATGTCTTCACGTAAAGAATTCTACCCGGATATGTGGCAGCATCGGGCATGACAATATTACAATTTGCAGCAGTATTGAATACAATGCTTGAATCTACATCAAGAACTGTATATGCCGTTCCAGTAACTATTATAGGTGGACTTAATGCTATAGGACCATTTACTCCTAATTTAGTATTTGAGGTAACACTTCCTAATGACACATTTCCAGTCGGGCTAACATTTAATCTGACATTCCCTAATGGATCAGAAATAACAACAAAACCACTACCAGTATTACTTATAGGATTTCCTGATCCAGTATAACTTCCTAAAATTAAATTATTATTACCAGTTATATTTGACCCCGAGTTCCTACCAATACCAGTATTATTTGATCCATTAATATTATTAAGTAATGATCGAAATCCTAATGCTATATTTCTAGAACCAGTCGTATTATTAGCTAATGCTTGATAACCTAATGCTATATTATCAGTGCCAGTATTATTAGCTAATGTTTGATAACCTAAGGCAATATTATCAGTTCCATAAATATTATTAGCTAATGATCTATATCCCATAGCTATATTTCTAATGCCAGTAGTATTATTAGCTAATGCCTGGAATCCTAATGCTATATTATCAATACCAATAGTATTATTAGCTAATGATTGATATCCTAATGCTATATTTCTAGCACCAGTAGTATTATTAGCTAATGCCTGATATCCTAATGCTATATTATCAGTGCCAGTAGTATTATTTAATAATGATTGAAGCCCTACTGCTATATTATTATATCCAATAGTATTATTAGCTAATGATTGATATCCTAATGCTATATTTCTAATGCCAGTAGTATTATTTAATAATGATTGATATCCTAATGCTATATTATCAATACCAATAGTATTATTAGCTAATGATTGATATCCTAATGCTATATTTCTAGCACCAGTAGTATTATTAGCTAATGCACTATATCCAACAGCAATATTATCAGTTCCAGTAGTATTATTAGCTAATGCTCTATAACCTAATGCTATATTATCACCACCAGTCGTATTATTAACTAATGCTTGATATCCTAATGCAATATTATCAGTGCCAGTAGTATTATTAGCTAATGTCTGATATCCTAATGCTATATTATCATTGCCAATAGTATTATTAGCTAATGATTGATATCCTAATGCTATATTTCTAACACCAGTAGTATTATTAGCTAATGCTCTATAACCTAATGCAATATTATTAACACCAGTAGTATTATTAGCTAATGCCTGAGGTCCAATAGCAATATTTCTAATGCCAGTAGTATTATTTAATAATGATTGATATCCTAATGCTATATTATCAATACCAGTAGTATTATTAGCTAATGCCTGGAATCCTAATGCTATATTATTATATCCAGTAGTATTATTTAATAATGTCTGTTGTCCAATAGAAATATTATCAGTGCCAGTCGTATTAATAGTTAATGATTGATATCCTAATGCTATATTTCTAGAACCAGTAACATTATTAACTAATGTAAGATGTCCTAATGCAATATTATCAGTGCCAGTCATATTATTTAATAATGATTGATATCCTAATGCAATATTTCTTACACCAATAGTATTATTAGCTAATGTCTGTTGTCCAATAGCAATATTATCAGTGCCAGTCGTATTATTAGCTAATGCCTGATATCCTAATGCAATATTTCTAACACCAGTAACATTATTAACTAATGATTGATATCCTATTGCAATATTATGAATACCAGTCGTATTATTAGCTAAAGCTAGTGCGCCTAGCGCGACATTATAATCACCAGTCGTATTATTAGCTAATGCGCTCTTACCAACGGCAATATTATTTGCGGAAAATGTTGCTCCATCATAATTTAAGACAGTAACGCCATTGATTTTAATTGCCATTAATTTATATCCTTAATTAATTTTATCCATTCAGAGAAATTACCTTCCCATCTTTTTGGTCCATTATGTCCACAATCAATTGTAGGATCAATAAAGATAGTTCCTCCAATAGCTTTCCATTTCTCACAGAACACCATATCCTCTGAATATAAATTTCCATTTATAATTTTGATTTCAAATATATTTCTAGAATACTCATCTGCCTTATCCGAATATATGTCACTAGAATTCCATAATGCATCCATAGCATCTCTTCTAATGCACATCATGCCAGTTCCCACACCATCTACTTTAACAAGCCCATTATCATTAACAATATAATCGCCGTATAATTTTACATTATACATTGGATTCACACTTTTTTTCATTACCGGCGCAGCAACAATAGGAACATTATGTCCTATTAATTTAAATGCATCCATTGGATTCCAATCTTGGTCTGCATCAATAAATAATAAAAATTCTGCATTACTTTGTAAAAACAATTTACAAATATCATTACGTGCCCGCTGCAACATAGCATCGAATGACACATATAATGGTAATATATTGATATTATTAGCCAGACCTATTTTAGCCGTTTCTACTAGAGATATAGCATGTCTTACGTCTACCTTTCCATCATAGGATGGAGAGGCTATCATAACATTCATTGATATCATTATTCTGGTAAACTATTCTTGGGTTTTTTTGTCATCTTCGATTTCCTCCCCGGATTACTAGACAAATTGGTTAATCTTTTTTCAATATCATTAATATATTCTTTTTGCTCTCTAAGAGCAGTTATTAATAATGGTATTAATTCTATATATGCAACTGATTTAATTCCATTTTCTTTATTACGAACAATTTCAGGGATAATTTTTTCTACATCCTGTGCAATTAATCCAAATGATTTAGTATTATCTGATTTCCAATTAAATGTAACTGGATTTAATTGGTCTAGAAGTTCAGTAGCAAACATAATCGAATGCACATTACTTTTTAGTGTAATATCAGATACGTTATCAAAATGCGCTGCTGTAGCTGTTCCCGTTACGGTTAAATCTCCACTATAAGTAGAATTGCCAGTTACAGTTAATAATCCACTTAATCTTGTATTACCAGTTACATTTAATGTTGAATTAAGATTGGTATTACCAGTAATAGTAGTATTACCAGTTACATTAAGTAAAGATAATGTAGTATTACCAGTTACATTTAATGTTGAATTAAGATTGGTATTACCAGTAATAGTAGTATTACCAGTTACATTAAGTAAAGATAATGTGGTATTACCAGTTACATTTAAT